TTATAATTCATAATCAGCATCAAAATTTCCATTTATCAATCTTTGTGTTCCAAAAATGTATTTATTTTTTATATACTCCGCAGTATATTCCATTTCTGGAAACAAATAACTTTTGCTTATCCCTATATTAGACAATTGTCTTAAAATATCTTTCTTTACTTTTTTAGGAATGATAACTTCTGTAAAATTCATTTGATATTGTTGTTTCGATAAACGTTTCAATGTTGGATGTAATTTAAAGATAGATTTTTCACTTCCGTAGTGCTTCTTATAATACTCTTCTCCCTCTAAAATTAGATATGCAGCTTCTTCATCTGATATACAAGTATCCTTTTCTACATCAACTATGCTATTCGCAAAAAGCATAAAAACAGAACTTTGTCTTTTTTCTCTTTCTGTAATATAACTTGGGGTTTTGAAAAACAAAGAATTTGGTACATATACCATTCCTAAATATGTATACAAATTACCTGGGTTCTTTTCCAACCAACTCAATAAAAAACTTTGGTCATGGGCTTTATATATCAAATCTCTATATTCATCCAACCCATCATATAGATTTTTTCTTGGCAAAGCAACTATCAACACTGCATTCCTGTCTTTTTCTTTTTCATTTTGCAAGATATCTATGATTTTGAGATAATCATAAATATTATCTATTTCAAAATTATTATTTTTCTTATTATAAAATGGTTTCATTTTATCTTTTTTTAATTTTTCCACATAATCTTTCAAATATACTGATATTTCCATTATTACCTCTTATCTTATTGCCATTTATATCTCATTAAAGTATCTCAACGCATCCTTAATATACTCCACCTTCTCCTGTGGACACTGCTTCACCTCTGGATTCTTTTTCTTGGACTTATTATAATTCTCACCCATGTCCAGACCACACATCCGCTTCACCTGTGCAATATAAGAAGTATGCACATTCACACCATACTTGTTCTTCACATAATCCTTAATCTTCTGATAAGTAGCCTTTTCTTCTGGTGTGTAGTTGCTCTCTTCATCAGGCTCCATTGTAACCTCAATCTTAGGTGTATCTTTTTTTAGGGATAATTTGACAACTGTCTCGACGTGATAAGTATATGGAAAGTGTTCTGTTTTTAAATCCTTGTACAGCTTTGCACATTCTCAAATAGCCTATAAAATCAAGTATTTTTTAATAGTTCAGACTTTACCGCCTTGCACATTCTTGTGTTGTATGTCTGCAATGGTGGCAAGTCGGTGGCAATGCCACCGCTGAACCAACTAATATAATTTATCCTGATCATACTGGGGTTCTTTCTGCTTTTTCCCGATCTTGATACAATTTTCTATTTCCTCAATTATTTCCTGATCAGTTTTTTCATGTCCGATATAAAAGAAATAATTTACACCAAAATATTCTTTATACTCATTCAACGCTTGCTGCACTTCCACGTGATCACACCGCCCTATCTTTGAAGAAATCAGCCCAGTATGGATTTTCTTCATCGAATATTTTTTTCTGTTCGTCAGTCAGTTCATGCGGGTAATCTCTGAACATATTGAAAATATGTTTTTTGTCAAAACTAAATAACCACTCACCAACTTTTTCATGTTCTTCCACCCACCATATTTTATCATCAGGGTTATTTTTGTACCACTCATAATTTTTTAACTGTTTCACATCTTCACCGCCCTTGATTATTTGTATTTTATCATGCTCATATACATCTGACAACTCATATAACGGTCATATAGGTAATAAAAAAGCAAAGGTATACAATTCTGTACCTTTGCTTTTTAACGCTGTTATTTCTTAGACTCTGCAATCTTCTCTTTTTCTTCTTTTTCCAATTCTTTCATTAGTTCATCACGTTCTTCCTGTGACATTTTTCTATATCGTTCAATTTCTTCCATGTTCAAGTTATCATCTTCTTTATGCTCAAACATCTACTTCACCTCTTTAAAAGAAAATCCATACAGATCTGACAAATATTTCATTGTTTCTAATTGTGCTTCAAATTCAGTGTACCCTTTTTCCCTAAAATCTGCAACCCTCAAATCATAAATTGCAGTATTAACATCCTTATTTGGTGCTGTATATTCATATATTGTACCATTGTGGCAAAGTACATATCCTTTTTCATACCCATTGAAATATGCTGCATTGATGTCATTTGCACTAGGTGGCATACTTGCAGGGTGATTGTGAAATGAAACTAACTCACCCTTTTTTGATTTCTTGATCATATTCTTTATATCATCATTGTATTCAGGTGTCCCTGCATCTAATCCGCCTGTTGACTTCGCCCACTTACTACTTACTGTATTATAAATATACAAATCTTCACCATTCTGACCTGATCGGTGCTTAAGCATTGTTTTTGCATTATTTAAATAGGACTTCTGCAACTTAGTGTCTTTTGTCATTGCCTTGAATTTTTCAGCATATTTTCGATTATTGATTATTTTTGTTTCAACAGCATAATCCATACTTTTCACAATCTTTTCGTGTTCCTTCCACATCGGACTTTCTAACTCAAGTTTTTTGAAATGGTTATATTCACCATCAGTCATGAAACCAAGCAGTTTATTAAAATCCTTTGTGTTGTATCTCTTTTCAAGAGTTTCAACATAATTCATATAATTGATATTTTCTTTTGAGAAGTACCACTTTTTAAATTGCTCGTAATCTTCAGCACTTTTAAAATGTCTTAGTGTATCATTAAAATCATCATTTTTGGTAAAATCAGAATCTAAAGCCCATTTTGCACGTTGCAGTAGACAACATCGACAGTTACACACATTCCTTGCAGAACCACCAACCCCAGGTGCTTGCATTTTCTCACCGCCAATGTCAAAAGGTTCATCAAGTTCCCTGATCTGTCCGTCTGCTTCTCTATGTTCCGGCCTTGTCCTTCCGTCAAGTGTAGAATCCCACTGTTTGACTATATCAGCACCTTTGTCTTTTGCTTTATGCTGTGCATTAAGTGCTGCTTCATTCTGTATTCTATGTCCTTCCGTTCTTGCAATACGGATTGCACTATTGATTGCTTTTTTAAACGGACTGCTCATACCTACTGTAATCACTACCGCCATCTCATTCCAAGATGAACCATTACTGATTCCCCTTGAAAGTTCAGAACGAATTGAACGTTTCAAATAATCAACATCTTCACCTAACCGCTTATATAGACCGCTTGACAGTTTACTATTGGTTTTCAGTGCCATAATAACCTGTTCCTGCTGAATTGGGAAAAAAATCGGTACATTCTGACTGATTATGTCATATAATACAGCAACATAACCATTACTATAACAATTTTCTAAATAATCAGCAATTGTGGCAAATTCATTATTTTGTAATTCATTCAGCATATAATCAAGCTGATCAACTATTATTTGCTGATACTCTTTTTGGTACACGATGCTTTGCAGATTTTCAAGGTCTGTCCTTGCAGACAGTTCCCTGATTTTCTGTTCACAGTCCTTTTTTGCCCTTTCATATACAACTTCTAACAGTCTGATAACTTTCTTTTCTTCATCAAGCTGTGCTTGCTGTACTTCCTTCTGCGCTTTGTTCACCTGTTCCACCACCTTCATCATCCGGTATGATAGAATCAAGATCGTCTTGTACCTGATTAGTCTTTGTAGCTTCATCATCCGGTAACTTGTCCTTTATTTTCTCATAATCAATATCAAGAACATCACAAATATACTGAATCGTCAAATCATCACCAAAAATCTGTGCCAGTGATAACAGGGTGTTGATTTGTACCTGTTGTTTCTGTGCTTCTGTAAGTTCATTCTGTTCATTTTCCTGTTCATTACTCATTACTTCGTGGGTGAACTCAAAATAAACATCTGTGATCTGATAATCTGTACCGTTCTGCTGATTGATTTCATCAATGCACACCGCCACGATCTTACGCAAGAACCGCTTGATATTCCTTTCAAGGTGTTTACATCTAAGGTCAAGTAGTGAATAGGCCGCCTTAATTGCAATATTGGTTGTTGCTGATGTATCTTTCAGGCCTGACAAGTTCAGACCCATACCAAAACGGTATATGTTCTTTTCATCCAATTCTAACTTAACCTTCCGGGCTTCATACGGTACATCTACTGTATGTACTTCAATACCGCCATCTGAACCAACACCAACAATCTTTTTTGTCTTAAGATTCTGTTGCAATTCATCAAGGTTATCACCTTCAAACCCTTTGACTGCATATAATGGATGGTCAAAGTCAATCAGGTTATTGGAAAGACTGGATGACATAAGGTCATAATCATCAATCAAGTCTTTTACAGCTTTCAGATTACTGATCTGTTTTTTGTTATTATCCAACCGGAAGAATGGCAAGAAACCAAGTGAATCAACATAGGTGTTATCATCACCGTCAACCTGATACAGTATGTGTGGTCTTGGATTCACCTTGGCTTTATTGTCAAGCTGTATTTCCCCTTCATCTGTCTGAACATAATAAACCACCTGTTCATCATCCCAGTCCATGATCTTCTTGATTCTGTGACCTTCTTTATCAACACGGTCAACATACCAGTACAGAACGTGGTCTTTTTCATCAGATGCAAACCGGGCTTCTACTTCCACAACTCCGATACTGTCAGCACACGTGAATTTCAGCTTGTCAGAACTGTCTTTCATAGCATACATATATGCAAAACCTTTTGTCTGACAGTCATTGATCACTTCTGACAGTTCATCAATAAAATCATCGTTATTATTGAATCTTGCATCAAGTTCACTCTGTAGTTCAGGCACATCACTGAATACAAAACCATCTGAACCTGAAAGAGTGTACTGTGTACCCTGTTCTGTCAGTTCCTTGAAAAATGGGTGCGGTATTCTCACATTTGCCCTGCTTGTATCTTCCACAAGCTGACCATCAGAATTGAAGTAAAACATTCTGTAATTTTTAATGTCGTGATCACCGTCAAAATAGCGTTCACCTATTCTTGCAAAATGCTTTTTCACTGATGCTGAATCTTCATCAATGAACATCTTTATCTCTTCGATCGTAAGCAAATCACCACCCCTTTCTACTGGATTCTAGTAAATGTTCTACTGGTTCTTATACTATTTACCGCATTTTTTATAGCTTCTTTTCCCACCTTATCAGCTGCATCCCTTTCAATCGTTACCTGATCAATACGTTCTTTTGTTTCTTCATCAATAAAAATTTTTGATTTTAACAAATCCAAGATTGCATTTTTTTCATATAAATCAAGATTTGCCTGACACATGGTATACGATTCATCCGGATGATTCAACCCGGCTGTGGCAGTAGTAACAAAAGTTTCAAAAATTCTCTTTTCTATCTTTCCCATTTGTCTGGCTTTGCGTAAAGCAATCTCATATTCCTGATCTAATTTCACTTTTGCATGATCAAATGAATGTGTGTTACGCTCTGACACATACTTGTTAATTACACGCAACATTGTAGGGTTATCTATAAAACGTGTAATTGCATCTGTAATTTCTTCTGCTGTCAATGGAAGTTCTGCTTTAATCAGATTCATAAAGTTCAGATCAATCCGGCTACCATCAGAAGCATAAAACTCTTTTACCTCTTTCATATAACCATCTTTCTGTTCCTGAATCTTACTTTTACAAATTGCCACTGCATCAGCTGTTTCCTGTTTAAAAGTTTCTACAATCTTCTGATACTCTTGCTGATAAGCAGTTTCTTTATAACTCCACCCTTTACTTCTAAGTTTCTTCTGTGATTCCTCATTTTTCATTAGTGCATCCTGAATACCAAAATAAGCACTGTTAATCACTTCTTTAGTTTTCTTGATATACTTTTCCAGTTCCATATTGTTCCGCCTTTCTTTGATATATTTGTTATAAAGCAAGTATATCAGCATGTGGGTTATAAATCTTCTGACACTTCTTTAGAACATGACAGAAAAAAAAATAGAGCAGTACTTTCATACCGCTCTACGTCCTATAATTCGCCGTATCTGACGTTCTGACAGTCCAAACGCTTCAACCAGTTCGGGAACTTTGACATCGTTATAATATGCCTGACATATTGCCCTGTTTCTTTCCTGTTTATCTTTTGGTGTACCTGCTGCCGGAAAATAAATTGTTTCCCCGGCAAGCATTACAGACATTTTTATATAAGTGTCTAAATCAACCAAAGATTTCAATTTGTTCAATGCTTGTTCATTCTTGCTGATAATATCACCTTCCTGTATATCCCGCTGATCTATCGTTTCTTTCTTCTGTAGCGTTTAACTGTTGGGGCATTTACAGACAATAGAATAATATCTGTATCTTTCAGTAGTTCTGAAAGCTGTAATTGGGTCATATAATGCTTTACAGTTGTACCACCAACAACATATTCAACTTTTAATTCTCCGATCATGCTGACACCATCTGAACTCTCAAATGGGGTTGTACTTCTGATCTGTTTGTACATTCCCGGAATGCATCCGGGTATAACTCTCTTAGAAGTTTACCGTTCACTGTTCTCCGATAAGACTTATCAATGTAATTGATCTTGATTTTCACATTTTCCAATTTTTCAATCTGTTCTTTCTTCATAGTTTCCAACAACGTGGCTCTGATCTCTGATTCTTCATCTTCAACCTGTTGTTTCTTCTGTTGAATCTCATATAACTGATTCATTAACTGTTCAATCTGTTCACTGTTGTTCATTTGCTCTATCACCCACCTGTTTAAAAATTCTTCATTTCCCTGTTCAAATGCTTTTACTACTTCTTCATGCTTGGTATATATCCATGATCTTGACCGCCCCTTTTTCCATTCCGAACGTTCGTTATTTTTTCCGAACGTTCACCATCCCATTTATATGTGCTTTTCCATCTTCTGATAGTACCTGACGGAACATCAAGTTTTTCAGCAATATCCTTTAATTTCAAGCCTTGCCTATACAAGGCAAAAGCTTCATCAACTAATTTATTCTTTGCCTTTGGCAAGACTTTCACCTCTATTCGTTTGTTTTGAAAATCAACTCACTTATCATAAAAAGTGCTGCAAGTATTCCTTTGCGTTCATTTACTTCTCGTTTTTCTCCCATGTTATTATTTCTATTGTACACTCCGGTGGTATACTGTTTTCTATCTGTTGTGGGTTATCAAATGAAACAGACATATTTAACGGTATTCGATTTGTATTTCTTAGTTCTGACATATTTATAGCTAATACATCCTGAACGTTCACATCACTCATAAAATCTACAAGAACCATACCTTTATATCCTTCAGGAATAATACAATCTCTTAATTTGTCCCAAAAATATACAGCTGAACCACCAACAAAACGATAGTCAATTTTATACTTTCCTTCTTCAACATAATCAATGAAAATCAAATCAGGTTCAGTAATTGCCACTTGTACAGATTGCAGTTCTTTTTTCATCTTTTCTATTTTTTTCTTATAGTCTATTTTCATCGGTTCACACTTTCCAACATTTCATTAATGTTTTCCTGTTCAGCTTCAAGTTCAGCCATTTTTTGTAATATCTCTGTTGTTTCCAATAATGCTTTACAGTTGGCAAATATCGCATTGATTGCATTTATTTTAATTTGTGCCCCTGTTTCCGGGTTCTCTACAATGTTCACTAATGTTTCACTGCATAATGATAATTTACTTTGCAGAAATCGAACTGTATCGGTCACACATTCCGACCGTCTTTTATTCAATTCAGCCTGAAAATTTTCATTTTTCAAATATTTATAGGCTGTATCTCTTGAAATTCCTGCTTTTTCTGCTGCCTTTTTTATTGTACTTTCTTCAAGCATTGCCTTTAAAAAAGCGGTTTGTTTCGTTGTCAAATAATCATCCTTTCCAATACTGGGGGCAAATTGTACGATTCTGTACGTTTTTGTAAGCCCCCATTGTTTAATCATCAAAATAATTTAAAGCTGTATATGAGCCTTATATAAACTTATGTATCTATTTGCAATCGTCAAATATCCGGTAATTATCTTTCAGGTAATCATGCACCACATTGATCATCATTAACACATCTACATCATCAATGACGATTTCATCACATTCCGCTACTTTCTCAATAGCTTTGATCATTTCCAGTGCTTTCATGTTATTGTTGTCAATCTTATCAATAACGTCTGTTGTCATTTCTTTTCTCATACCGTCACCGCCCTTTCTAAACTACCGGAATCTGTCTTTTATGCTGATCATTCCAAGATGGGTTGAAATCATTTATTTCTTCATCCCATATCGGAAAAACAAAAACTGTGTTCCCGGTGTCAGCGTTCAGCCAGTCCAAAAACATATCATATACTTTTCTTGTCCGGTCTGCCGTGTCATAACGTGCAAGTTCGTGATAATTAAGTACAGAATCATTTTCATGTTTTTCCGCTACAATCTGCAACAGGTTCAATGATGTTGTATTGATAGACTTGCCATCATCACCGATCTGAATAAATCCAATCATGTCAACCGCAGCTGTCATTTCTCTACTCTGATCTGTTATAAATTTTTTCATTCTTATAATCCACCTTTCTGTGAAAAGCACTAATACATCATGAAACTGTTGGCTAACTTTCGCTTTCTAATCTTCATTTAGATCTCCCTTCTTCTTCATATAACCTTCAAGAAGGTATTTAATAAACAATACTTGTTTTACGTCTATCTGATGCAGCATTTCATCAATTTTAGTATAGATGTTGTCCCCGTCAAGACCTTCTTGAATCTTTTCTTTAATGTCATATAATACCTCATACACTTCCTGTACATATCCCATATCTAATAAATCCATCAATAACCTGATTACATCTGCTGCAACTAAAACTGATCCTTCCTTTCGTAACTCTGCATCTTCTTTAAATATTTCAGCCACCCGCTGAATATTTCTTAAATCCTTTACATTGTGATTTTCATTCATAAGATCTGTGATAATTTCTCTGTGCTGTTTTTTTGTTAATTTTTCCATGATATCTTTTCCTTTCTCTATTCTTTGATAAATTTAATTTCTGCATCTGCATCGCCTACCAATGAGTAAAACTCTTTAAATCAGGTATCCTGTCTCTGTAATCAGTACAGTTTCACTCGGTGTACCACCCTGACGGCGTTCTAAACCAAGTCGACGAATTTCGTTGTCAGTTATTTTTATTTCAGTCCTAAAATTGCTCTGACGTACACATAGATGAGACGTAAACGTCTTTCATCTGCTACACTGAGCATTTCAATAATAAGTTTTTTGTAATCCATAATTTTCCCACCTTTCAATTTTTCCCTGCCAATGCACGAATGTGTACCAATATCAAACGTTGTTTTCTCTCATCCAAAGAATCATACAATCGTATGACCTCATCTTTTCGATGTTGTTTTATCTCATTCACCTCTATATTTTCTCTATCGGTTCCTATCAGTCCTATCATTAAACTACATATTTCTATATTCTTTATATTTTTTAACTTCTGTTGTATATCAAACATTTAATCTATATAAGAAGTTATGAATAACCGCTAGAAACCGTTAGACCTCTATAATTTCAAAACTTTTACTGCTAGTTTCAAGTGATAGTATCCGCTAGTCAACCACTAGGGTAATTGAAAAATTTTTCTATTCTTTCCATTTACCCATGATTGTTTGCTTACCGTTCCCAGAACTCTATTAATCTGTTTGGAAAAAGTCAATTTACTACCCGCTTGCAGACCATTCTCAGCACAAAATACCTGATATCTTGTGAAAACATCATCAGTCAGTTCATTGACAATACTTTCTTTCCCTTGATCTTCAATAAATGACAACACTGGATTATTTTCAACTTCATATTCTGCAAGTTTTTCTTTCACCTGTGCCGGAATCCGAAACGCTTTCTTGTCAAGCAGATCTGTAAGACCATCTAAAGCACACTGTATAAAATATTCCATGTGTTCAGCTTGTCCCAATTTATACCTGATGGCTGGATCATAGTCCGGTGAATCCGCTGTAAATTTTCCATTTAAGGGAAGCAATAATAATCTTCTTTGCATTGCCCCGGTTCTGTCTTTCATTCGGGGTATATCATTTGCACTGTAAATATGCATTGCATAGGGTGTAAAGTTAATTGCCGGACTTCCCTTTTGTTCAGCCTTGACCACTTCCCCGGTCACCATCTTCTTCAACGTAGAAGTATCAGCAATATATTCACTTGAAATATCATCACCAATATTTGCCAGTTTTCCAAACATCATGATCGTACTGAATCGGTCTTTTAATTCTCCCATGTCAACTGCTGAATAATTATCTTTTCCAAGCATACTTTCAATCATATGCAAATATGTACTTTTCCCATTATGCTTATCACCAACCAATACGGCACACTTACCACCGCCAATAGTTGCTGATCTATATAAGCAAGCACCTGCAACCTCTTCCAGTGAATATCTAATTTCTTCCTCATTGCAAGATAACCGATCAAGTACCTCATCAACTAATTTTGATTCTGCATTCGGGTTATAATCCCAAGGTATTTTATTGGTTATGACAATTTCCGGGTTAAAAGGTTCTAAACTATTGGTATCAATATTGTAAATACCATTTCTGAATGCTATCAAATTCAAATTGTCCTGCTGCTTTTCTTCAATACATATGACATTCAAATATTTCAGCACTTCTTTTCTTTGGTTATCCGTCAATGATGATATTTCTCGAAGCATTGCCCTTTCAATTGCTAAACTCCCCGGCACATAAACACCACCATCATATATGTGCAAGTGATCATTGATTTTCTTTACATGATATTGAGAACGGATATATTCAGCAAATTTATCATGTTGAAATTTATTTTTTATAAAAAATAACTGCTTTTTAAAAGCTTCATCTCTTAAAATCACGTCAAGCTCATTGTTAGAAATAGGTTCTTTCAGAACATACTGATTAATAATTCTGATTGTTTCCCGAATATCTTCTTTATCCAATCCGGCATTCTGCAAAGTTAATATGTAACTGAATAACGTGCTGTTTCTTCCATCACCCTCTCCAAGATTTGTAAAATCAATTGTACATTTAGGAAGTGGGGTAAAATACTTTGGTATTTCCTGATATGGCTGTTCATTGTAAATTGAACTTCGTTCAGTCCCATTATATTTCAGGCACTCATAAGGCAAGGAATAACCGGGGTGAAAATCTACAATAATGCCACACGCAAGCATTACTTTATCAGCTTTCTTTAATGATGGATTGCCGTTGATCATTAAAGCGTGTTTACCTCTACCGCCCTGCCTGTCAGTTATATATGCACCAAGTTTTTCGCCTGTTATGATATTCTGTAAAATATCACTATATGGCTGTTCATCAGCATCTAGCAAAACAGTACTGGCATTCATTACACCGCTAAACCCTTCACATTCATCTACTTCTTGTAGTGATACAACCGTTGGATTTCTTCCGGGATATTTCTGTCCTTTGACGTTCTTTACGAATCCTTTATAAAGACCTGTTTCATCAAAATCCATCTTCCTATCTCACCACCTTCCAATAATTTATTTCTATAAAATACTTTCTTTGGTTTTGGTTACATCTAAAAATTTCCACAGTGCTGCAACACCTCTAAATATTGATATACTTCTGATATTTTTCTTTGACTGAATCAGTAGCACCACTTTTATAAATCTTTCTGATGTCACTAATTGTTTCGTCTTTCAGAAGCTTCAACCAATCAATTAAATCTCTGCTGCTGTTGGCAAAGCTGCAACATTTACCATCAGCGTATTCAATACGGTATCTCATTTAATCACCCTCTTTTCTGAAATATTCAAGTGGAACATCTAACGCATCACATATTTTAAAATATTCTTCTGCTGATAATTTTCTGTTTCCATTTAGTAATGCGTTCAATGTACTTGCTGTCATTCCTAAAGGTTCTTTTAGAAAAGATTGCTTAATACCTCTTTCTTCCATATAGCTTTTTATTCTTTTGTTTAACATTATGTATATCACCCCTTTCTTTATACGGTTTTTCCGTATGTCAAAATATTACTACTGTTTATCCGTATTGTCAATATATTATTACAGTATTTCCGTATGTTTGTTTTTAGCTTTTGAATTTAACTATTGAATTTCCGTAATTTCTGTGATAATGTTTAGATGATAAATGAAAGGCGGTGAAAACATTGGATAATGTAAGAGAATCTCTCGCAAAAAACATTCAAAAATATAGAAAAAATTTAAATTTATCACAGCAAGAGTTAGCCAAAGCGGTTGGTGTAAAAAGTTTGACAACTGTTTCAAGTTGGGAACGTGGTGCAAATGCACCGGATATCTCCATAATTTGTAAGCTATGCGAACTTTTCAAAATTACTATTGAAGATTTACTTGGTGTTAGTTATTTAGAATACTTAGATTCAATTACCGATTTGGATAAACTGAAAAAAGAAATTTCAGAATCAGAAGAGTTTGAAAAACTTTTCATTTCACTTTACGGTGAAAACGAATATAACTCTTTTCAACAATACTGTTTATTGACGGCAGAGGGGAGTGATAAAGTAAAATCTTATATACATGATTTGTTTACAAATCCTCTATATAGATCTGATAAATAGTCAAAAACCGCCCCTGACGGCAATCAGGAACGGTATTTGATAGATGTAACCCATAAACCCAATAAAGGAATATGCGATACTTCCGAAACCAAAATCAGTATAGCACATTCCTTTATTAAATGCACCCATTTTTAATGAAAGGAAGTGCTATTTATGCAAGGTGGAGTAAGAAAAAGAGGTACAACATGGTCATATTATTTTGACCTTGGAAAAATTGACGGTAAAAGAAAGAAAAAAGAAAAAGGTGGATTCAAAACCAAGAAGGAAGCTGAACAGGCATTGACTGCTGCTATGAATGAATACAATAATGCCGGGACTGTATTTGAACCGACAGAAATAACAGTTGCTGATTACCTGAATCAGTGGTTTGATCTGTACTGCAAGACCAACCTTAAATATAATACCCAAGTAGGGTATTTAAGAATCATTCAAGGGCATCTAATTCCAAAATTTGGTATGTATAGATTAAAAGCAATTACTCCGGCAGTATTACAGGAATATGCAGTTGAACTTAAAATGAACGGTAATTCAAAAAGTCATTTAGTTGGTATTTTGTCTGTATTCAGTGCAGCACTAAACTATGCGGTTGAGCCAATGCATTATTTACCTTCTAACCCTATGCAGTATGTAAAATTTCCAAAGGTTGCGAAAAAACCACGTGAACGAATTATATTGACCTTAGATGAATGGGGTCAGATTCGTGACAGATTCCAAAATACACGGTACTATATACCTTTAATGATTGGATTTTATACAGGCTTACGAATATCAGAAACCTTTGGTCTTACTTGGGATGATATTGATTTAAAAAAAAGAACGATATCTGTAAATAAACAGATTGTAAAACGTAACTTCGGTGCTGATGTAAGGAAGGTTGTTGAAAAGAAAGGTAAGAAAGAACAGCGTTCATCTTGGTACTTTACTACACCAAAAACATTTACTTCTGTTCGTGAAGTCCCTTTTGGTGAAACACTATATCAGGCGTTGAAAAAGGAAAAAGCTGAACAACTCAAGAATGAAATGAAGTATGGTGAATATTACACGATTCATGTCAAAAAGATTGAAACTGATGAAAAAGGTAATGACATGATCAGGGTTGTACCTATTCAAAAATGTGTTGAAAGTCCACTACAACGTATCAGGTTGGTGTGTGTTGATGAAAACGGTCAATATACTTCTACTGATTCATTTAAGTATTGCAGTAGGGTTATACACCATGAAATGCATCTTGCATTTGATTATCACAGCTTAAGGCACACCCACGCAACACTGTTAATTGAATCCGGTGCTGATGTTAAGAATGTTCAGACACGATTAGGACACACTAATATAGAAACTACATTGCAGACCTATGTGCATGATACAGAAAAAATGGCTGAACGTTCTGTTGATCTCTTTGAAAAAATCACCCAAGCAAAAACCTCATAA